CTTTTTCTCTTACGCCAGACGCAACGATAACATCACTTGGATCGGTAACTGGCACGGATGCGGCTTCGGACAATACCGCCATTAGCCTAAATGCTACGCCCTCTGCGGGTACTCTGCCTCTCATGCTTGTTTACGCAGGGGGGTCTAATGGGGGAATAGACGTAACTCCAAACGGAGATTTTACCGAAAGGTTTACAGGGACAGATGGCGTAGAGTTAAACGCAACTTTTTACGAAGTTGGAGACTCTACTACAACTTTAACCACTAACACCGGGGATACTGGTCGCCAGACACTTGTGCTTGGTAATCTTAATTTAAATTTTGCAGTTAGTGTTGTTGTTAATGTTACGGGTGTATCTGGCGTAAGTGCCGTTGGCACACCAAGTATCTCAGGTAAAGCTTCTACAGGAACTACTGGTGTAAGTGCTGCAGGACAAGTTAATACTGTAGGTATCTCAGGTAAGGCTTTTACAAGTATTGCAGGGGTATCTGGCACAGGACAAGCTAATACTGTAAGTGTTTCTGCTAACTCTTCTACTAATGTTGTAGGTATAGTTGGTAATACAGAAGTTACAGCACCTAGCATTACGGGAAGTTCTAATACTTCTTTAACAGGTGTTGCAGGAATTACAACAGTAAATTCTGTAAATGTCTCTTCTGATTCTACTACTACAGTAACTGGGGTAAGTGCTAACGCAGAACTAGGTATTGTAGAGATAGATACAGGTTCTCCTGTAACAGAAGTATTAGTTACGGGTACACAAGCTACAGGGGCTATAGGTAGTTTAAGTGTATCTACTCAAGCTACTATTAATATAACTTTAGATGCTATTACTTCTTTTATAGGAACACTAGCTACTAGTTCTGAAAGTAATGTAAGTTTAAACGGTGTTACTGCTAACACTATTGTAAATACAGTAGTAGTTAAGATAGGAGCACAGGTAAATTTAGATAGTGTTGCAGCTACAACTAGTGTAGGTGAGGTAGGATTTAAAGTTTCTAGAGCCGTTACTATTGATGGTGTGTCTGGAAATATAGATACAAGCAACCTTATTGCTAGTGGTGTTGTATTCGATTTTGAAGCTATAAAAGAAAATTACAGCAGAAATAGAACGGTATATTTACGGGAGTTACTTTCTACTAAAACTTCATATGTAAAAGAAAGTCAGAGTAGAACAGTGTACGTAGAGGCACAATCTGGTAGTCGAACCGTATATGTAGAGGAAGAGCAAAGTAGGACTGTCTACATAGAAGCTCTGAGCAACAGTAGAAAAGCTTACGTAGCAGCTTAAAGGAATTTATAATGTCATTAAAATGGCCTAACAAAGACCCAGATGAAACCTTAGACTACAGTGTAGATTGGTCTCGTTTTCTAGGGGAAGCAACAATTGTTTCTGTTACTTGGTATATCGAAGATTCAGATGGAACTAAAACATTACTAACACCCGGTGGAAGTGCTGTAAATAATATTCAACTTATTGCAGCAACTAATACAAGCACTGTGGCTACAGCAAATATAGCTGGTGGTGTAAATAATACTAACTATTTATTCTACTGTAAAATAACCGACAGTAATTCTTTAGTGGTAGAAAGAAGCATTCGACTACGTGTGAGGGATAAATAATGGCATATAATTTTTTAGGTCTAGTAAACGAAGTAAACCGTAGATTGAATGAAGTAGAGCTTACTACTTCCAACTTTGCTGCAGCTACAGGATACTACAGTACAGCTAAAGATGCTGTTAATAGTTCTATTCGGCATATTAACCACGAAGAGTTTGAGTGGCCTTGGAACCATGTAGAAGAAGAAGATATTCTTACTGCAGGTACTACACGATACGGCTACCCCTATGATGTAAAAACAATTAATATGGATAGCTTTCGTATTAAACGTAACGATACATTAAACGTAGCTACTACTAAGTTAAAAAACTTGGCATATCAAGAGTACTTAGATAAGTATGTAGACTATGAGTACAATACATCTGACAATATGCAAGGTGTTCCTCGTTACATTGTACGTACACCAAGCCAAGAATTTATTACTGTACCTACACCTAATAATGCATATGAACTTGTGTATGAATACTACCGTAATCCTGTAGACCTAGAGTTGCAAGACGATGTACCAAGTATTCCACAAGAGTTTAAGCACATTATTGTAGATGGTGCAATGTACTATGCCTACACATTTCGTGGAGATCTACAGGCTGCACAATTGTCTGAGCAAAAACTTGCTATGGGTATTAAACAAATGCGTAGTCTATACATTAACAGGTATGACTATGTTCGTTCAACTGTTAAAAACGTAAACAACGTAAATATCGCAAAGGTATAAAACATGGCTACACAGTGGCAAACTTTTCTTGTACCTTTATCTGGAGGCCTTGTTACTAACTTGAGTCCTCTGCAACAAGGTGTCAATGGTGTTGGTACGGCTTCTGTACTTCGTAACTTTGAACCTTCTTTAGACGGTGGTTATAAGAAAGTACTAGGCTATTCTAAGTTTGCATCTACGGAACTTACTGGCTCTGGGGTTGTTCAAACGGTTTGTGTTGTAGGTGAGAGTAGTCGCCAGAAAGTTATTGCAGCAAGAAGTGGTGTGTACTACCTACTAGATGCTATAGATAGTGTACCATCATGGACATCTCTAGCTACTGCGGCAAACCCTGCTTTCACTAAAGCAAGACATGCAGACTATAAGTACGACAATGCTTATAAAATAGTATTTGTAGACGGTGTTAACTACCCCGCATACTACACCAATAGCACAGACACTATGAGCTACATTACAGGCTCAGGAACGGGTGCTACAGCCGTAGAGGGTGCCTCGGTAGTTGAGGCATTTAAAAGTACTCTATTCTTTGGCGTAGGTACTGAGCTTGTGTTTACGGCACCATACACAGATTCTGATTTTGACCCTGCTAATGGTGCAGGTTCAATTGGTTTAAACTCTACTATTACAGGACTAAAAGTTTTTAGGGACAACCTAATTATTTTTTGTGAAGATAAGATATTTAATCTGTCGGGTACTACATCTGCAGACTTTAGGCTTAGTCCTATAACAGAAGAACTAGGTTGTATTGGTGCAGATACCATCAAAGAAATTGGTGGTGATGTAATGTTTTTGGCACCAGATGGTTTACGTACCATCAGTTCTACTGCTAATATCGGTGACTTTGGATTAGATGTTTCTTCTAAAAATATTAGACCTACTGTTAAAAAACTACTAGACTCTACACAAACGTATCAAGCACTTAATGTTCGGGAAAAAGCACAGTATCGTTTCTTTAGTTATGTTAGTGCAGATAAGGTAGCTACTTCTAAGGGTGTACTAGGCACTAAATTCTTAGATCAGGGTGGTCAAGGGTTACAATGGGCTGAGTTACAAGGCTTTAAGGTATACTCTGGTGACTCTAAGATAATAGACAATACAGAATTAGTACTGTTTGCCAATAATGATGGTTACATTTATCAAATGGAAAATGGTACAAGTCGGGATGGTGCAAATATAGACGCAGTATTTGAAACTCCTTATATGCCTATAGCAGATCCACAGAAACGTAAAACTTTTTATAAGCTAGATTTGTACATTAAGCCTCTAGGCACTATTGACATCGTAGGTTCTGTGAAGTATAATCAGGCTAGTCCTGTTAAGATACAACCACCAACGTTCAACATGACATCAACTTCAGGTGTAGCTGGTGTCTACGGTGATGTAACATCCCTCTATGGATCTGCAGTATTTGGTAAAGCATTTACACAGACATTTACCCAAAACCTAATAGGCTCTGGTAATACCATAGCTTTACGTATTGAAGACAATAGCACTAGCTCAAGTTTTGTACTTGATAGTGCCGTATTTGAGTTTAAAGAAAACGACAGACAGTAAGGAAAAACTATGGCAGGTTACAATAGACAAGACACATCCAATAATATTTCTAATGGTAATGTTATTGATGCGGATGACTTAGATAACGAATTTAACCAAGTAGAAAATGCTTTTAGTTCAAGCACTGGTCATGCACATGATGGCACTACTGCAGAGGGTGCACCTATTCTTGTAATTGGTCCTGCCCAAGATGTAGTTGCTACAGCCAGTGTGCTGCGTCCTAAGACTACAAATGTCGTAGACTTGGGTACAGATGCCCTACGTTTTAAAGATGGCTATATGTCCGGTACATTGAATGTAGCTACTAGCATTGTGGCTGCAGGAACTTTATCAGTAGAGGGTAACACTGTACTTGGTAATGCTGCTTCTGACACAGTAACTTTTACCGCAGATGTTTCTTCTAACATTATTCCTTCAGTTGATAATACGTATGACTTGGGTGCTACTGGTTCTGAATGGAAGGATGCGTATATTACAGGTACAGGTTACATTGATACGTTAGATGCAACCAATGCTACACTGGGTACAACTGTAGTTAGCACTAGTATATCTGGGGGTATCTTTAATCCAACAACATTGCAAATAGGTGGTGTTGCTGTAACTGCAGGTGCTGCAGAGTTGAATGCTTTAGACGGTATTACTGCGACTGTTACTGAATTAAACTATACTGACATAACTACACTGGGTACGTCAGAGGCCAGTAAGGTACTGACTGCAGATGCCAATGGCGATGTACTAGCAAGTCAAGAGTTTCGTGCTGTAAGCTACAATGAAACACTGGGTACTGTTACTGCAGGTGCATTAGACTTAGAAACAGGTAACGTTTTTGTTGATGCTCCTGCTTCAGATGTTACGTACAGCTTTACTAATGCACCCGCATCTGGTACTGCCTACGGCTTTACATTGAAGATTACACCTAGTGCTACTGTTATAATTACATGGCCTAGTACTGTAGATTGGCCTGATGGTACTCAACCTGTAGGAACTAGTTCTGGAGAGACTGACGTATTTGTATTTTTTACTCATGATAATGGTGCTACGTTTTATGGGTTTAGAGCAGGGAATGCATTAGCATGAGTTGCATTACTAAAAAACTTATGGCTACTCAGTCGCAGCCTTTGACTAAACGTTGGGGCTATTTTACTCAACGTACTAGTGGTAGTCTACAACAAATAGATCTAACAGATGCTACTAGTATACCTGCAGCCGCAGATGCACGGGCATCAGGAGAAGCTACTATTCGTGTTTTAGATGGTCAATTTATTGTTGCTTGGGAGTACAATATAGTAGTAGTAAAATTATTTGGGTCTGATACAGTTTTAAGACTATACACTATAGACAATGCAACAGGAAAACTTACATATAAAGACGAACTAGATATTCAAAATATTACGGGTGAGACTGCTAGTTCTGAAATAATGCGTATACACTACGCAAGCCCAAACACATTTATTACAATATTTACACGTGCAGACTCTGTAATTACTATAGATATATCTACTGAAGATTTTTCAGTTCTAGATAGATATGCACTAACGGGTGGACAAACATGGGATAATGACTTTGATGTTGTGGAAAAATGTGTAGATCCATATTACCTAAGCCAATCTTTATATGACCAAGTGTACAATACGGATTACATCTTTGTTCACAAGGATAACACTGATAGAGTAGTTTGGTGGTTTGATGTTTCTGACCCAACTTCAATTACCTTAGTTGAATACGCAGATGTAAGTACTAGTGGAATTGGTACTGAATTAATAAATGCTGATAATGGACTAGCTTATTACAACTCTAACACAGACAGTGGAAAACTTATTCTTTTTAGAAACAATGACGATCCTGACTTTAATAGTTTTAACTTCTCCGATTCTGCTGGCAGCTTATCTGCAGATACAGGATCTATAACTACAACTGGTGTTTTTGGAGACAACGATTCCAATAGCTTGAACAGTGAAGCATCTTTACTTTATGGAACTACTATTGTATCTCTTTTTCACAATGAAGATGTGACAAAAAGTAGCTCTTCAACGTTTGCACAGACTTCTGTTACTGTGCACACAGGGGAAATTGGTAATATATTTGGTTCTGATATTGTGCACAGACAAGGTTATCTGTATGCACTTATTCGGGATGATGGAGTAGAATCAGACGAGCCACATCGTCTTGCTATATGGGATATTTCAGGTGCTGATACAACTGCACCAGTTCTAGCTAATACTAAAAATTTGGGAATCAATGAACTAAATGATAGAGGTCATATACAAGTTGACCCAAGAGAAATATATACAAGCTAAAGGAGCTATATAAAATGTACGTAAAACTAACAAACGGTAGTGTCGATCAATACCCATACACGATTGGACATCTACGCCGTGACAATCCTAACGTGTCTTTTCCACGTATCGTTTCTGATGCTATGTTGGCACGGTATGATGTATATCCTGTAGTGGATGGCACCGTCCCTTCTTATGACACACGAACAGAAAAGGTAGAAACACCTACACTACCCACACTCGTAAATGGTGCATGGACAATCGTATACAGTATTGTTGATCTAACAGACTCTGAGGTACTGGCTCGTACAAACAGTGCTGCCAGTTCTGTCCGTAAACAACGTGATGATCTACTAGATGATACAGATTGGGTGGTAGTAAAGGCACTTGAAAACGGTGAATCTGTAGCATCCGATATGAAACAGTACCGTTCTGATCTCCGTAATATTACAGACCAAGCTTCATTTCCATACGACTTGACTTGGCCCACGAAACCATAAGGCATATATCATGAATAATCCAACCACAAAGAAAAAACGTTTAAAGTTTGCAGGATTTAAACCTTCTGCAATGCAACGTATTGCTCAGACAATGGGTTATACAGGTGACATGTCTGGGTTTGATGCGTACTTAAATAGCAATCCAGATAAACAAAGTAAGATGGAAGAGTACCGCCAAGCTGCCACTAAGCTTGCAACTGGTGGGTATGTACAGAACTTTGCTCCCGGTGGTATGCCTTCTGGTGACCCTGCCCCCACTGTTTTCAAGAATGATTACTCAACTAAAGCAGCAGTGGATAAATTTAACGCAGACAGAGCCCCCGGTGGAATTCATTATGAAAGTTCTAGTTCACAAGCTGCTGATAATGCTGCGGCTGCTACAGGACTTGCAAATTATGTTACTCCACTAGAGAATCTAAAAAATAAAATTGCATCAGCTACTAGTAATGCATCAACAGGAACTTCATCTAGTGTGCCTTTTTCAATGGATGGAACATACGATCCATCTGCAGGTATGCCTACTGCACCAGATATAGATAGCACTGTTACCAGCTTAATAGAGGCTAACCCACAGGATTACTACGTTAATCAGATTGACTACGAGAAAAACAAAAAGTTTGCTGTAGATCAGACTAAGGCTCTCTCTGGTAATACAGCTATTATGGCTAACCCAGATGATTACAAGATTGAGATGCGTGGTAATCGTTACCATATTGTGTACCCTGACGGTACTTTGATCAATACGCAATATGCTGGCATAGCTAATGCAAAAGCTAGAGCTAAAGGCGTAGCTGCAGGTCTTAAAGCCGTTAAGCCTATGCAAGACGTATACAACCAACAACAGGATATGTACCGTGAATACCTTTCAACTGGTGTGTCTGAAGGTGTTACTTCAGATCTAACAAATATCGAAGAACAATATAATCAAGCAAACACACAGTATGATACTTTAAGTCTAGAGTTAAGTAGGTTGCAAGCACGAGCTGAAGCAAACCCAGATGATCCATATCTTGCCGAATTAGTAGAAGCTAAAGGTCAAGAAGTATCCGATACCTACTTGCGTCTGCAAGAGCTTACACCACTATACCAAAAAAGTCAGCCTACTATTACGGATGCAATGACTGACAGGGCTGTTAATCCAGAACTTCCAGAGGGTGCAACAGTAGATCCAAAACGAATTAAAGTTAAACGTAATCAGCTTATAGATAGTGAATCAGGACAACTTGAAGGAAACGTTAGAGCACGTGTAAATCGAGCAACAGCAACTGAGGCCCAAGGTATAGCAGCAAAAGACGCATCTACCTTTGAGGCAGATGAATCTGGGGAACAAGTTGATACAGCTTTAGAGGGATTGGATGCTACTCAAGTAGGCTTCGATGATCCTCGTGCTACTATTACTGCGGCAACACAAGATACTACGGCAGTGTCGGATCTTAATGCTTCACAAGGTACAGCCAGTATTATTGACAGTCCTGTACAACGGGATATACAGGCCGGTGAACTTGTATCTGGTTCTGCGGTAGATGCCCAAAAAGCTGCCTTGTTTACAGAACAAGTACAGGCAGCACAAGCAGACCCCAGTGAAAAGACATCTGTAGCTTTTCAACTAGAACAGCTTATGAGTGACTTTGACGATGGTCAAACCCCAGCATGGGCAGCTGGTTCTATGAGGGCTGCAACGCAGAAGCTTGCTCAACGTGGGCTTGGTGCCTCTAGCATGGCAGGTCAGGCTATCATTCAAGCTACTATGGAATCAGCTTTGCCTATTGCAATGGCAGATGCACAAACCCAATCACAGTTTGAAGCAATGAACTTGTCAAATCGTCAGCAACGTGCTATGCTTGCAGCTGAACAACGTGCAAAGTTTATGGGTCAGGAGTTTGATCAAGAGTTTCAGACACGTGTGATCAATGCTAGTAAGATCAGTGACGTTGCTAATATGAACTTCACTGCGGAGCAACAGGTACAGCTTGAGAACTCTCGTGCTGTTAATACTATGAATTTGGCTAATCTGAATAATAGCCAAGCTATGGTACTCGCAGAAGCTTCAGCATTAGCTAACCTAGAAACTCAAAGCCTAAGCAATGTACAACAAGCTGCGGTTATGAATGCCCAGAACTTCCTTAACGTAAGTATGGCAGATGCAGACAGGAAACAACAAGTTGATATGTTTAAATCACAGCAGCAAGTACAGTCTATCTTTACAGACACTGCAGCAAAGAATGCAGCAAAACAATTTAATGCTAGTAGTGAACAGCAGAATAATCAGTTCTATGATAACCTGTCTAATACAACAAACATGTTTAATGCAGAACAGCAGAATGCCATAGCTAAATTTAATGCCGGAGAAACAAATGCAATCCGAAAGTTTAATGCTGAGATAAAAAATCAACGTGAACAATTCAATGCAAAGAATCAGTTAGTCATAGATCAATCAAATGCTACATGGCGTAGGGAAATTGCTACTGCAGATACTGCAGCCATCAACCGTGCTAACGAAATAAATGCTATAAACACATTGGACATTTCCAATACAGCTTATAATAATCTTTGGCAGATGTACGGTGATCAGATGGAATGGGCATGGACAAGTGCCGAAAATCAAGAAGAACGTTTGGCTGAGTATGCAAAAGCAGGTCTTTCTCTAGAGGAGGCAAAGATGAGAATCGATGCACAAAGTAGTAGTAGTTTTGGTAAGCTTGTTAGTACCCTGCTTTTTACTCCTACAAATGTACTGACGAATACTATTGGTGGAAGTTTACTTGGAATTGAATAGGAGTAATAAATATGAGTATGTATAATACAAGTGCTGTTAGCTACGCAAAAGCCTTGAGCAATCTAAACAAACGTAAGAATAACAAGGCTGCACCTGAGAAAAAAAGTGGGTTACTATCTCGTGTGATGTCACCAAGTCCTCGTGCTAAAGAGACAGAGAGTAAAGAACCTGCAGATATTGCACTAGATATCATGGAAGAAATTCGTAAGTATAGGAACCTATAATAATGTCACAAGACTATAGATCAAGTTTCAGTGCTCCTATACCGGGGCAAAGTTTAACCGCAGAGTTAGGTGCACGTCCTTGGCAGCACCCACCACAGTACCCAACAGTAGAACGTGCTGCTGAATACTATGCTGAACGTATTTTAAACATGGCAGCACGGGATCAACTTGTGGAAGTTATGGAATCTGGTATTCCCCTGACTACTATAGCCAACGCCCTACAGGGAGGCTCTGTGATGGAGGGTAAGCACACAATTGATGTTGGTATCCTGATGATGCCTATCATCGTTGAGATGCTCTCCTACGTGGCTGACGAAGAGGAAGCAGACTACGTGGTAGGTATTGAGCCTGAAGATAGAGACACCGATAAATTTAGTAGTGCAGCCATTAGCAAAGTACTACGTGAAATGAAAGACGATTTGGCAAATGAAGATGGCACAGAAGAAATGCCAGTAGAGCCAGTAGAAGAAGCTGAACCTGCACCTGCAGGATTGATGGCGAGGAGATAACAATGGCGTTTAATTTTGGGGCATTTATAGGTGGGGCTTCTGAGAACTTGGTTGACATGATCAAGACTAAAGAAGCACAGATGTACAAAGAAGATCAAGATGAAAAAGAGATTAAACGTAGGGCACGTGTAGCTGCAGCTACTCAACGTAGGGCTGATGAAAAAGAAGCTAGGGAAGCTGCACAGAAGCTGAAGCTTGCAGGATTTGATCCTGACAGAATATCGTATGCTCTATCCCAAGGCTCTACATATGCAAGTGGGTTGGCAGAGTACGGGGGTATTGCTGTAACTAATGGTAAAGATCCTAATACTCTACTAAAGTATTCTAGTGATATCGATGAGTTCAAAACACTTTCTGGTCACAAGGCATATGATCAAGAAATGACATTGCCTGAAGGCTTCTCTCTCCCAGAAGACGCAGATGCATCGAAGTATTTTGAACAAGACCGGGAAGTATTTACTACACTTTCTCAACCTGCATCAAAACCTGTTACAAGTTTGCAAGCTGTACGTGCTAATGTCGTTAATAAAATGTTGTCAACAGATCCAAATAGCCCAGAGTACTCAGAACTTTCAAAAAGAAATGATACATTGCTTGCTGAGATAAAACGTGAGCATGAAAAAAATGATGATTCTGAAAACATAGACCCGTTTACTAACTCAGATGTCCGACTTGATTGGGGACGTTTTTTACAAGATGCAGCAACCCCTCTAGGTATGGAAACACTTGAAGGTAGTATCGTAAATGTACAGGCGGGTAATCAGGGTAAGGCTTATATTGCTAGTATAGATGCTGGTCTTGCTATGAAATCTCGTATAAAGTCTGCGGGACTTACTTCTCCGAATGTGACTAGCTATGCTGACGTAAAAATAAATACAGCTTTGTCTGATTTAAAAAGTAGGGGTGCACGTATAGCCTATGCTGCGAGTAATTTAAATGATGCGACTAGAGAAGCTGTAGCTACGGCAGGGCCAGATCGTGACATGGGCTTACTTGAAAAATATAAGATGCCATACAATCCTGAAACTAATGAATATAAATCTACCTATACTGGGTCCGAGGCATTAGACTTAGCAGGTAGAGGTGCTTTTAATGTGGGTGATGTTATTGTGATAGATAACATGCCAGTTCTTTATACAGGTAATATTAAACTATCTTATGGTGGCCTGAGTAAAGAAGGCAATTTAGTTAACCTTCCATTTTTGTTTATAGGTGGTAGTGACAATTATGAAGTCACTGATGTAGGACGGTATTAAGGAAAAAACTTATGGGTGTATATGACTCCGCAGTATTGCCATCCTTTTCTATAGAGGATGATGAAGAAGAACAGTCTGAAGAGCCAGTAGTCAATGGTGATTCTGTAGCTACTACAGTAGAGGACGAACAACAGGCTACAGGTAGTAGTCTCTACAAGGATGCTATTCTTCCTCCAACAAACATGAATAATGTTTTAGACACAATACAAAGTACTACCACGGAACAACCCGAAGGTACTGCACCATCTGTTAAAGGTGCTCTCCTACCTAGTGTGGAGTTTACACCGAATGAATCTACACTAAACGAAATACAAAATCCAGATGAAATTACAAATGAAGACATGTATGGAAACGAAGACTTTCCAGATATGGTTTTTAGCCCACTTATCCCTGAAGACTTAGAACAAAGAGTTGTACCAACAATTAAAAACAACTTCATCGATAGTATAAAAGAACAGTTAAAAGAAGATCCAACTAGCCCATACTTGCAGGAACTTTTAAATACAGAAATTAAAGTAGATGCACGTGCAAAGGAAATCTATCAAACTAATCTGGATTCTTTATATTCAAAAGAAAGTTTAGCTAACCTTAGAGAAAAGGCAAGAGAAAAGGCAGTTGCCACTAAAAATAGAAGAGATGCTATACTTGAGGAATTTAAAGAGGTTGCGAAAGAGGCTGGGTTTGATTCTCCACTAGAGTATCTAAGAAGTAAAGCTAAGTCTGACCCACAGTTAGATTATGGAACACTGTATAAAGAGTTTGATATTCAAAGGGCTGGGATTTCTATTGCTGAATACGTAAGCCAATTTGATGGACCACAAACTGTACAAGATTTCTTTGACGAAGCAGTATATGCGGCAGAAACCGATATAGAAAATGACCTTACTACTATATATGGGTACTTAAACGGAGAAAACTCCGTCCATAAAAAGGGAGTATCCTTTATGTTGGAGAATTCCGACTTGTTGGAATTTATGGGGTATAAAGGCAGTTTGAATGCCATTGCCAATATTGCGGAAGGGCGAGATTGGATTGACCCTACTGTAATGTTTAATGACTTTATTACGGAGTCCAATCGGGCACAACGTGAATGGGATGAAATTGTAGCACCTACGGAAGAAGATCATAACAGATTGGTCTACGCATTTAAAAATGGCAATGCGGCAGACTTTGGTTGGGCGTTTTCGATGGCAACTCTAAATTTATTAGCTGTTATTCCGGGGGTGAAGGCTGTTGGAAAGGGCATTAAAAAAATTAAGGGTTGGGTTGAAGACCCTTCTGTTGTTATGAAGGCTCGTACTGCGGGTGGTATACGTGAACAAAAACTACGTGATGCTGTAAAACAAAAAGTAGCAAAAAATAACTCTGTTAGAGAAGAGTTGCTGACACAGTTTGAAAATAAATTTGATGTTACCATTACTAAAATGGAAAATGGTAAACGTGTAATTGACAGAGATGCAGTCAAACTTGTGGGAGAAAGAAAAACTCTTGACTTAATGCAGTCAGAAACAGGTGCCGTAATAAATCTACCTTCAAATGCTTTAACTGCTCCCATACTAAATGCAGAAACCTTTGACAGTTTAGTTGGGACTTTGATTGATCTAAAAAAGATTGCACCTGAAGAGTTCGGAAAAAGTAAGACACTCATAGATGACATGCTACGCATTACTATTGAGGGCAAGGTGAAGCCTGAAAAGATGATGGATGTTTTAGCAGAAAATGGTATGCAACTTGAGGAGTTTGTTCTTGCTACGTATGGCTCTGTATCTAAAGCAGGGGAAGTGCTGGGTAGATTTAGCCATCTTATGAGGGCAAAGCCTAAAGGTATACTAGAAGATTTAGATAGTCGGGTAGCTGAAAAGGCAGACAATAAAATAAAAGATTACTATAATCGTTACTTCCTGCGTACCGAAGGTTTACGTAAAGGTATACTAGTATCACCCCTAGCTGTTGCTATGCGTAACATGCAAAGTAACTTTGTAAGAGCACCAATGGAATCTTTAAATGCAGTTATTTCTAATGCTGTGTGGAAGGCTTCTAATGAAGGTGCTATACCCGCACTTAAATCTTTAAATCCTTATAGCCCAGAAAGTTCTTTCAAAGGTGGTATGGATAATCTCAAATTAATGTTTAAGGATGTGAGAGAAGCTAAACATTTTTCTGAGTACGTGCTTGAGCATAGCCCAGATCATGCACGTATGATGTACAATACCCTAAATGAAATGCAGTTAAACATGGGCAGAGGGCAAGCAACGAGTGCGCCGGGACGGGTTGCCGATGAAATGTACTCTATGTTGGAAGATTTTTCAGGAGTACTCAATACCCCAAACCGGATACAAGAACTAAACATTCGTAATGCTACCTTCTGGTCTGAGCTAAAGAGGCTGGTTAAGAATGAATACAAAATAGATTTAAAGGATTCCTTAGATGGGGGAATGCTTATGGATTTTGTACGTGATTCGTCTACAGTTAAACCTGCAGGAGCTAGGTCTTTTGTTGCTTTAATGGATGATGCCACACGAAAAGCAATGCGAGTAACTTACTCCGCAACACCTGAGAATTACATACTCAGAAAGTCTGCAAACTTCATTAGTAAAAGCCCACTATCCGTAGCTATCCCCTTTCCTAAATTCATTGCAAATGGCATTGAGTATTTTGCTGAAGGAACTATGGGTGCAGTTGGCCCAATAAAAAGAAAATTACAAGCTCAATTTTTTGACCGTAGTTTAAAGGGTCCGTTGACTGCACGGGAATCTGAGAAAATTGCAAACAATATAATTGGATTAGGGATATTCACAGGTCTGTATCAATGGCAGAAGGACGAGAATCGGGGTAAAGATTATCAGAATATTGGTATACCCCTCACTGAACTAGATGCTAACATTCTGGGTACGTATCCTATGGCACAAATGAACTGGATTGTTCGTGCTGCCGTAGAACGTGAGAATGGAACCTTTGATATGTGGGATTCTAAAGATGAATGGATGGAGTTATTCTTTGGTATGCAGCAACGTGCAGGTGTTAGCAACGTTATCACAGAAGAGTTAACCTCTATGCTTAGTGGTGCTTCAAACGAAACTGATGCTGCAAAGAGAGATAAAATTTTCGGTAGGGTATTTGGTCAGTATGTAAGTGGCTTCCTTAACCCCTATTTCCAAGTCATAGAATTAGAACGTGACATGGGTTTACGTACTACGGAACGTAAGGAAGCAGGTACAGACTTTATAATTACGGACAATCAATTCTTGAATGAGACTAAACGTTCTTTGATGCAACGTGGTGGATTGGACCCTGAAGAGGAAGCATTGCTACCCAAAAGAGAAACTGTTACAGACACTAATGAGAAGAGGCAGTACATTAAGTCTCGTATATTTGCTGGTATAAATGTTAAAGAAAGAAATGAGACTTTAAAATATCTACAAGAGATAGGTATCACTGATCCTAACTTTACACTTGGCAGTAAACACAAGATGAAAACTGTACAGAATTATCAGAATGAAAAGGTTAGTGCATACTGGCCTAGTCTTGTGGCTCAGGGTAGGCGTACTGGTGAACGTGCAGAGATGCGGTGGCAGAAAAGTAAAGAGCTTCAAGAGAAGTATACACTCACTGCATACATGCGTATGTACGAACGGGGTTACATCCAACAGCAAGTTCGAGATATTAGAAAAGCTGTGGGTGAAGGTAGAGCATTGATTGATACTCCTGTTGCAAAAAGAACAGACCAGTTCATTAGACTGCCTAAAGATGTACGGCGTATAGCAGAGGCTGAGTGGGTTAGGTTATACTCAAAGAGAACCAAAGATGGTGTCATAGATTTCTCTAATCTAAAGCATCTAAACCAACTACTAGCTTTAGCAGGAGTTGATCTAAAACCTAAATAAGAAAAGGGGGCAATTAAGCCCCCTCTTTTTTTACCTAGTGTCTCCACTCCCACCGATTGTACCTGCTTCTTTTCTAGCCGATAGCTTCTTCTCATTCTGTGCTGCGATCATACCTAGTGTTAGGTTTAAATCAGTGGCTAGTGCAGCACAGTACCAGAGTACATCACCTATCTCACTAGCAATGTCCTCTCGCCAAGTGTCTGGCCTATTATCTGGGCCATCTCGTACAAGCTTCTTCACTTTGTTTGCTACCTCACCTGCCTCACCTGCGAGACCAAGGGCTGGGTATAATATCTTGTGCTGTTCGGGGTATATTGCTGTACCTGCAGCTGATCGTTGATACGAATTAAAATCAGACATGGTGTACTTCTCCTTTAGAAATTGTTCTGCCTCTTCCTTTAGTTTGTTCATTGGCCTTTACCCGTTTTAGCTGCTCGAAGTAGGCTTTGTTAAACCCACGTAACCATTCCCTATATTGCATTGTGTCGAGGGGAAAGGGACTGCCCACTCTACCTTTTTGAAAGTCACGATACCCTTTATCGTGCTGGAACTTTAACGGGGCATCGAACTTACCAAGTCCACGTTCTTTACGTGTTAGCTTTTTAGTATCCATTATAGATTCTCCTTCATAAAAACTTTTACCCACTCAGCACATATGTCACTACGAATAATATCATCTACCGTAAACTCAACGATAGGGACAGGAAGCATATACTTCTTAGCTAAGTGGACTACCCTACTCAATCCGTCAGCTTCCTTGAGATCACTCTGTTGTATGTCGCCATTCAGCACAATGGTACTACCTTCACCCACTCGTGTCAATAGCATTTTCAATTCGTGTAGTGTTATGTTCTGTGTCTCGTCTACAATGATGAAGGAACTATCAAAGCTTCTTCCTCGCATCAAAGCAAGTGGTGCCATTTCAATGTTACCATTCTTGATGGCGGTTTCTACAGTTCCTTTTCCTAAGTGTTTCTCTAAAACGTCTAGTACAGGCAATGCCCACGGCATAGTTTTCTCATGCAGGTCTCCTTTTAAAAACCCTAGCTCTCTACCTACAGCCACGTGAGGGCGAGTGATGACGATCCTGTCAATCTCTTTTGTAGTGTACAGATCGGCAGCATATGTAGCAGTTACGTATGTCTTACCTGTACCCGCAGGACCAAGGACAAACACCTGATCATGTGTTTTCATGCTGTCCCACAGCACACGTTGGTTGCTTGTCTTTGGCACAAAGCCTGATGTCTTTTTTGCAGATGCTCCTTTGTAATTAGTTTTCCTACGTGACTTGATGGGTTTTTGTGGTGGCTCCATTTCATCTACATGTATCATAGGTTAATAAGTTCCGCCTCTGTATATGGAATGTGAAAGAACTTCTCACCTGCACGGATGTAACGTCCCTTTGCTTCTTTAAGTCGATCCTCTGTAAGAGATGTATCTTTGATACGGAATACTTGCTTCAGATCATTGCGGAATATGTAGAAGTTTAGCACTCCATTCTTTTCTTTGTACATTTCTACCAAACGTTTCTTGCGTTCAGGTATACGGATCTCTGCCCAATCGGTAGGCCAGTCACCCTTCCATGCCCGTTTGACTTCTGCCTCATTGAAGTATGTGTAGTCGTTTTTAGTGGACACTACGTCTACATTGTAGTCTTCTTTAACGTCATTTACATCGTGACCTTTACTAAGCAGGTGTTGAGCTAAAGTTTTCTTAGCTACCCCGTCAAATTGATCGTACCAAGATTTGTTAAAAGGATGTTTGATCATTGTAATCTCCTAGTTATGAATAGTTTTTAATTATGAACTCTTTTAATTCCGTGTAGCCACCTAGCAGTGTTCCGTCTGGTTGGAATATCTGGGGTACAGTAGTTATGCTACCCTTTTTCAGTAAGGTTAGAACCCACTTGCTACTGGGTGATTGTATGTTGTACTCTACATAAGACAAGTTACAACTTTGTAACATTGCCTTAGCCAAGTCACAGAAGTTACACTGGTCTCTACTTATCACCGTCCACATTTAGTCTCTCCTGTATTACAAGTAATAGTTTCTTTTGTTCTTCCTCTGACATAATAGGCCACTCTCTTATCTCGTCAATGGTTCGCATACACCCTGTGCAGTATCTATCGTTGTTAATGCGACAGACCTTTACACAGGGCGATGCTACAGTGCCTATGCTCCGATGTCTACGATTTCGCATGAGTCACCAGTACATGCAAATGCTTGGCTAGAGCTTGTGCTATCTTCTTTTTCGTAGCTACTCAGCTTAGACCAATCAATCTTCTCAGGCATCTTACTTAGTAATGCCTCATACTCCTCTTTATTGCAATCCTGATAAGGTGCTTGCTGGTAAGTATGGTCTGAGTGTGGTAAGAATGACACACCTGACATCTCGTCAAAGTGTTCATACACAAATGCACCCACAGCCATCCATTCGGTGTCACGAACTGTGCAAGTCACCGATGGTTTGTGTTCGCACCAGTGACGTTGATAAGCAAGCCATGTCTCCAGCTGTTCGATTGCTGACATGTCATTACGTGTCACGGCATTCGGTGGTGACTGCACAGGGAAGCTGAACACCGTAGTAGTCTCAGGATTAAACACGCAAGGTTCGGCAGGGATGCCTTGATCTTTCATCATCTCTGTTAGGGGATCGTTGTTGTCTCCTCTAACGGTTCGGACGTAATAATCGTTGTGTCTGGCGTGTATACCGGAGGCTGAATCGACCAATTGTGATACAGTACCAGAAGGTTTATTGCAACTAATAGCAGTACTAACATTGATACCAAGGCGATCAGCCCACTCAGCATTAGTATCGACAGCCACCTTACGAAGGTGTGAAAGTGTTTCATCTAATCCCTTATTCTTTAGTGTCATAAGTGGGTTGTCCATTACCCCTGTGAGTGACACACCCAACAGGCGTTCTTCTTCTGTATTTCGTTGCCACATCTTTCGCAGGTAGGGGAACTTGGTGTAGGTAGATTGTATCGTACCCAGAATGGTTGCGAGTCGAACCTTTTCCGCCAGAGTTTCAAGGGTATCCGTAGCACGGACAACAACTTCTGTGAGGTTGCATACCTGACCAGATCGAAGGATAATTTCAGAACAAGGATTTGTTCCAAAGTCATGGTTCGGATCACGCCGACCATACTTTTCAGCTTGCTTTTTACTTGCTTGACGATTGAATACACCACGTTCTCCCGATTTACTCTCTACTAATGATAGCCACTCACGCATGAATGTCTCCATGTCTGGCTTCTCTGTGTATGACACACTGTTATTTGCTAGTGCACGATACGATGCTTCATTCCACCACTGACCAGACTTAGCATGTCGCATACGATCATCACTAAGATTACTCAATGAAATCATAGCACTGCGGCGTACACCACCAACCACAACAATCTGACCGATAAAGCACATCAAGTCATGGCACTCAATAGAGGACAGCTTGCGTCCTTGTGCTGCCTTGAATGTCTGTACTGTGAAGTTAAACAGATCAACCAGAGGGCCGGGACCACTAGCACGTCCACCGAATGTCTTCAACCGTGCACCTGCTGGACGTACCTTACTGACATCCCATTTAGGAATCTCACCAGCCCACAATAGTGCAAGCAGCTGCCGATATGATTTAGCCCAGCCCTCTTTGCTATCCTTTACGACAATGGTTGTATCACTGTCAAACAAAGGTGGAACCTCTGGAAGCTTACTTACGAACTGCCGTTCAACACTAAAGCCAACTCCTGTCCCACACAATAGGATAAACATTGCTTCATCGAATGCATGAGGATGATCTACATGAAGGTACGAGCAATTATACATACATGTATTGTCCCGTGCTGCGGCTGGACCAGCTGTCATCATAGCTCTCATAGAAGGCATGATCTGCAACGAGGTAACAGCATCACGAATATCTTCGTATACCTTCCAGTCTTTTTCCTCTGACAGTAAGGGCGTCACAATATTATCCATGTAACGGTTTACTGTTTCTCCCCAACCTTCACGGCGGTTTTCTTCTTCTAGCCAACGAGCATACCTAGATGTGTGGATAAATGCTTGGTAGTCTGTAGGTAAATAATTATTCATAGTCACTCCTGTGTCAGTATTTTTATATTTTTAATTTCCATGCCATCCACATCATGGATGAAATCCTGTAGTTTATCTTCTATCTCTGTGTCGATGATACCGTCTACAGGTACAGGGTATTCATCTTCTAATACTTCTAATGTCAAAAATACTTTAACTATCATATTCTTCCATTCGTATTCTCCTACTAGTGAAACTTTACTTTAACCACGTTATCATCTAGTGATACATACTTTTCTGGTACACTAGTTGTTTCTGTGGGTGTAGCATTCATCTCTGTATTGATCAAGTCAAATAGCTTGCTACGGAAAGCTGCATCCCTCTCCATCAAAGGTATGGATGCTACTAACATGTCAGCTAACATGGACAAGTGATCGAAGTCGGATCTGTTTAGTGTATTGTCATCTGTGGTTAGTACCCCTACATCAATATCTCCAGACCAAGAATTGTCTTCCATGACGTGGGGTGAAATACGGATTACGAAATCGTTTGAGTCAAAGTCTATAAGTGTTTTTTCATTGTTGTCCATGCTAACTCCTTTTTATTTTCTCATTAGGGAATACCACCAAGTCGGGGTGGTTGTCAATACCTTTTTCTTTTAGCCAATCTTCCGGTACAATCCTATCGGCATATAGAAATTTATTCTTTTCACACCATGTAGCATATGTACTTTTGGCACCCTTACTTAGCTTACGTTTGCTGCTTTCAAACACAAACCGTATGTCTAAGCTTGGGTGTTGCTTTTTAATAGCAAGATGCTTACGTCTATCACTAGCTGTAAACAACCCTTTTACTTCTATGATTAACCCATTAGGCAATACAAAGTCAGGGGTATAGGTGCGGTACATCAAGTCTTCCCATTCAATCTTAATGGCTTCATACTTGAACTTTACTTTGTGTTCTTTCAAGTAATCTTTGACTTTGATTTCTAGCCCACTCCTATACCCATGCTTCATAGCAGCACGGAACTGCTTGCCGTTCATGGGAAGCCCCAGATACCTCTAAAGCTTTTGACGCCTAGCTTACTTAGCTCTGCCATGACTTCTTCTTCTGCATCCTTACGGGCTTGTACTGCTTTACGCAGATTTGCATAACGTGCTTTGTGTAAGTCATGCCTACGTTCCTTCAACTGTGCCTCTAGAAGATCAATCTCTTCCTGCATCTGTTTAATTTCATCATCACCTAGCATATTCACTCCTCTATATATGAGACCATCTTAGGGTCTTTTGCTTTTGACATACGTGCTGGTTCCTCTACCATAGTGGGCCAACATGCCTGTCGATAATCACAGAATTTACATCCGTCATTTAGTACTGTATTGCCAGTCGGCTTTCCCCTAAAGTATTCAGGTACAGGGGAGAAGCAACGTTTGAATACATTTTTGTTTACTGTCTCGACTGTATTCTTGATCTTGTCTAACTCTTCATCCATATCAAGATTGTCAGCAGGTACATACTTGAACTCACCATTGGCTTTGTTCACTACCCACCAACCACCTGCACGTTTTCCAGAAGCCTTGGCATAACCTGCAAGTTGTCCTACATATCCGAAACCATCTCCCTTTGCAAGGGCATCGAAGGATTCAAACTTGTTACGGTAAGACCAGTCTGATGCTGACTTCACATCATCGACAGCCCCATTGACAATCAGATCGTAGCTGCCGTTGACTTTTGTTTCTGCACTGTCACCTACGTCCAAAGTAACATGATCGGTGTCTTCAAATTTTACCCCTGCTTCTGTGAGTAGTCCTTTGAATACGGCCTCTACTATGTCACCTAGCATCATGTTCATGATGAAGGTTGTCGGTTTAGGTAGTGCAGTCTCTGGTCTGTTCTTCTCAAACCACAGTTGGCAAGTAGGACGCCCAACATTGGACATCCTGATTCTAAACTCGCCACGAGACTTACCACTACCAAACTGACGTTTCAATGCATCTGCAATCTCTGTAGCCACCTGTTGGATTGTTTCATCCTTCATGGTAGACTTGCCGTTGACTGCATCTGTCATGTACTGGTGTAGTGCCAGTTCGCCGGGATGATTCATTATACGAAGTCCTCTTCGTCAATGTCCACGAATGCTTCTACTGTATCCGTATCCGTGTCATCATTCTTGTAAGCCTTCTCTTGCCATGCACCCTTGATGTACTCATTGTAGTTCTCCACCCAAGCTAAGAAGTTTGCAAAGGTCTCTTGTGCTGCATCCGAAACGTCTAGTGTTTCACTCATGTCAAGTTCCATAGTAGGCAAGTAGAATACATTACCGTTAGGCAATGCACGTTCCTCTGTGCCAGACTTGATGTTGTGTTGCACTGGCAGTCGGCGCATACGACTCAGCTTAGAGAAGATACCACCTGCAGTCTTGAATGCATCACGGTTCTCAATTTCCCAGATGAATGCTTGAGGTTCCAAGTCTACAGGGTTACCTTGTGCATCCATGACATCAAGCATCTCTACTGTACCAAACATGACACGAACACGTTTGATCTGACGGATCAACTCTTGTGTCTTCTCTGGCAATGCTTTGAAGTCTTCAATCCAGCCAGCTGGTTTGCCACAGTTGAAGCCACCGTCATTGTCTTTGAGGTCACTGTTTAGATCGTTAGCCATGAGTGTCTTGACGTAACGATTAGGTGTGTCGCCTGACGCCATGATGAAACGTTTGTACATAAACCGTTGTACGAACGGACGGATAGTAACGTTAGTAGAGTAGTATGTAGGGCCATCTGGGATTTCCAATTTGTATGTACCACCCGGTACTACTTCCATCTTTACAGACTTGCCGTTCACCTGTGCTTCACCCATGATAGGTGAGTGGTTGATACGCAACCGTGCAAGTGTACTTGACTGTGCTTTCTTTGGCCCAGCATCTGTGGACATGCCCATTGCTTCTGCCATTGCTGCGTAGTTATCAGTGTTAATAGTTGCTACTTGTGTCATCTATATTCTCCTATGATTTTTCAAGAACTGTAGTTATATCATGCTACATCTTTTGTGTCAAGCCAATTTGGCCCTATCTTCGCCTCAAGTAATAGTGGGACGTTGAAGTCTAAGCCCCACTTTTTATTGACAATTTGTAGCAGCTTGTCATTGGCTGCTGTTATTACTCGCAGTACTTTTTCCTCTTCTGCTGGATGTACGTCAATCACAATTGAATCGTGTACTGTGTTGACTATACAGCTATGTAACTTGTTAGCCTCTAATAACTTATCAATGTATATCAGAGATATTGGTACGATGTCTGCTGTTGCAAAGGATTGCACAGGAAAGTTTTTGATCTGTGTGAAAAATGTAACAGTGCCATTTGCCTTACGTGATACGCCGGGAAAGGAGAACTCACGACCAGATGGTGTACGTATCTTACCTGTACTGAGAGCCTCACTGGCTAACTCTTTGTGCCATCTGGCAATGCCACTGTACTTCTTAGTGAACTGTGCATAGTACGCAGCCTCTGCCTCTGTACGACCGAATCCACTGGCACCGTACAAAGGAGCAAATGTGTGGGCCTTGGCATCTTGACGTGACGTAGGCTGACCTGCATCAGAGATAACCTGTGCAGTGTAGCTGTGTACATCAAAGCCTGTAGCTACTTCGTCAATTGCTGTCATGTCTTGTGATAAATATGCAGCAACCCGAAACTCTAGCTGGGCAAAGTCGGCTTCCATAATCTTACCGTTATCCCAACGGGACTTGAATACTTTCTTAACAGGAAACGTACCACCACGTGGCATGTTCTGCATATTAGGGTCAGCACCAGATAGTCTACCTGTTGCAGTGCGGTGCTGTAGCAGTCGTACATGCAACTTGCCATCAGGTTTTACATGAGTACGGATGCCCTCTACAAAACTGGATAGATAGGTGTCGACTGCAGAAAGTCTACGTACTCGTTGTAAGAATAGTACCGCAGCATCCATGCCACGTTGTCTAGCTATACCCTCAAGGTATTCCAGTTTGTCTTTGCCTGTAGCAAATCCGTTAGCAGATACCCACTTCTTTGATGGTGCTTGAAACTTCAGTCCCCCAACCACCTTATTATCATCCATAAAAAGATAACCTGTACTGTCACACGAACCGCATCTACTAGTTCTGGCGTAGGGTGTTCCATCTTTCTTTACCTTTCGTATCTGCCCCGTACCTTTGCATGTGGTGCACTGCTTTGCTTTCTGTCTGTATAACACAGTGCTGTTGTTACGTACTGTACTACGATACTGTGTGTCAGACATTTTGTAGTCATCAAATAGGTCAGCCCACACTTTCTTATCGTTAGGCTTGCGGCTGTAGATAACCCAAGACAATTGCTCTGGGCTGTTGAGGTTGATGGTACGATCACCCATCAGGTCACGTACTTGCTCGTCAAGATCCATCACCAACTGATCACGTTCTTTTTGGAAGTCACTACGTACATCTTCAAGTGCATCCAAGTCTACATAGAATCCACGTTGGTATATACGGGCTAGGTGTATAGCCAGTTGGTTGGTCAGTTTGATTGTGTCGGAAAGAGATGTCTCCTGTGTATACTTGTAGTCTAGCTTCTTGTACAACTGTTGTGTTGCATGAAGGTCATGTGAAAGATACTCTGACAACTCTGCGTGTGGAATGTCCCGTACAGAGTAGCCTTGCTTGAAGTACTCCTTGAGTGTGTCTTGCTTCTGTGTGTCGAGGTTGTACCGTTCAGCACATGCCTCAAGAGATAGAGGCTGCTTCTGTCCACGTTGAAGTACGTACTCACCTAGCATCGTATCGAAGATAGGGCCATCGTATACAAAGCCAGACTCCCATAGCCACAACAAGTCATGTGCTGCATTGTGCATGATAAGAAGTTCTGTAGTGTTTAGTTTCAGTTGAACAATGAGTCTACCTTCTAGTGTGGGTTGTTGCTCAGAGTGATCGAATGTAATGATGTCTTCGTTGCCAAGATCATCTAGCATACCAACCATAACTAATGCATTCTCAGGCTCAAACGGATCAAGGTGCATCTTCCCATTACGTTTAACCACAGTGTTTTCTACGTCAAGGGTAAGGTGTTTCATAAGTTCTCCTACATTTCATCCAAGGGATACCATTCATCCCAGTCATCTACTATTTTATTATTGTATACTATGTCAAGCTCTTCTTGAAATCTTTTGTCATTGGCAAACATTTCGATTGCTCGGACACCTTCCTCAATAGACAGGCTATATTTCTCTACAGCTTTCTGTAACCTTGTGTAATCGTTATTAGTTTCTTGTGTCATCGTGTTACTCCTTTGATAACTGTGCATAAAATGCACCTTCTGGGCTACGTAGAGCACTGAACAGGTCTAGTAGCTGTTGGTATGACATGTAAATCATCTGATACTGATTTAACTGCTCGTCAAACTGACGTATATACACGGTGTTATCTTCGGCAACTACCATCTCTACATCTTCGTACTTATCTTTTTGGTCTAACGATGTAATCACTGCGGCATCTGATTCAAACTCAACTGTGTACATCTTGTATCTCCTGCACCATGATATTAACGTGTGCTACATTACCCTCAACACGAGTGATAACGAACTCTAGACCTGACTTGCGTAGCATTAAACGTAACTGACCTACAGGTATCATGCTGTGCCCTTTCCATTTGTCTGTATCAGACGATCCAAGTACCACTGTGACTTGAGTAGATCCTCTTGCTTGTTCTTGTAACGCCAACGGTGTAGGTATTTAGCAATGTTACCTCGCAGGTAACCAATATATTCCTCTGTAGTTAGAAAGTCTTCGATGTAATCGATACATTCTATCTTCCCCTTGCCGTAGTGTGGGGGGTTGTTCACGTTATCCGGTGTATGCTCCGCCATTACTTTCTCCCTGAATGCCTCGTCTTCTGCTATCAATCTTCGCCACTCACTGCTTATCACGGTATAACTCCTCATATTTAAAGAACAACTGCTCAAACTTCCACTCGTATAGTTGTTGCATACCCATCAAGGTGTTCATCATTTCATCATGTGTAGGCTCACGTTCACCGTCACCTATCTGTTTGAACACTGTCTCAAGGTCATTACATACACGCCAACAGTCCAGTATCATTGGCTCTAAGTCATACAGTTTAGCCATCTTCATCCTCCGTTAGTGCATCCCATGATGCAGGGAATAACTCAATCATCTTGTGGTCAATCTGTTTAGCTACCTCTCGTGTCTCTGCCTGTGTGTCAGGCTTACATCTTAGGTTACACATATCAGCAAAGGCATCAAGGCTACCTGACCAGTACCACTCAGTCATTGTGTTTTGGGGTAATACCATACGAGCCATCTCTGGGGCCACACCCTCTTCGATCATCTGCTTATATACACGCAATGCTGTGTAATTTACAAACTCAGGCTCTGCAACTGTGGATACAAAACCGTCAGACCCTTGCTTCTTGTCAGCACTACGTCCACGCCATACAATAGGTGTATAGAACTCAGGCTCATCATCAACATACCGCCTAGAAATCTCGTTCCATCTCAAGAACTTATGCTTAACTAGCTGCCTTGCTACAAAGATCGGAGCCTTAACATGGAAGGATGCGAAGCAATGTCCGAATGGAGAAATATGACGATGCTTGGCGAGGTAACGGATCAGCTTATCGTCTTTCTTCTTGAGCTTAGGTGGCCCCCAAGGATCGTCTTCCATCTCACTCGTCTTCCCGAATGACACACGGGCTGCGTTAGCTACAGTCAGGTCATTACCCATATGGTTTATATACGTTGCTTTAATCATTTAGTTTCTCCTTTACCTTGTCGGCTAACTGGCTGACCTCTTTTACAACCTCTTCCTCAAACTCACCGCAGCTTTCTGCTAGATGATTGTGCTTATCAATGACGATATTAAGAAGGGATTTGATGTTATCTAATTCACGGATTACGTACCCCACCAATATGATAAGTGCTAACGTTATGATATCTATTAGTTCTATCATACAACATACCTAGCAGTCTTGTACTCAAGGTCACAGTGCACAACACCATGCCAGCCTGAGAGTTTGTTCTTTACAACATTTAAATGGCGTTGTGTATCTTCTTCTTCTTGCCCGTCTACTACAGGGTTCTTAGCAATCAAAAGCATAAGGTCTGCTTCAGCAGCCTTGCCTGTCTTAGAGCCTTCCATCATGCTTTGGTTAAGCAATACTTTACCTTCTGCATCAGCAGATAGCTGAGACATGTAGAAGATGGCACAGCTGTGTGCCTTGGCAATCTGACGAGCATAGATAGCATTGGCTTTCAGTGCCTCGTCGGGGCGAGAGAACCCACCAGTACGGGCAAACTTGTCACCCATATCTAGGATAAGGATGTCAGGCTTGTATGACTTACATACTGACTCCACCCATGACATGTCCCGTTCACTGGCGTCCTTGATCTTGATGTTGTCTTTGACTGCGGAGTATAGATCACGGGCACGGGCAGGGTTCTCCTTCACTTGCTGCATTGTCATACCTGTGGCGGCAGTAAGGTAACGTGCACCAACACGGTGTGATGCTTCCTCATTGCACAGGATAACACACTTAGCACCTTGGTGAGCAAAGCCATTAGGGCCAGCAATCAAAGAAGCATGGAAGGATGTCTTACCTGTATTGGGACGTGCACCTACCTCAATTAGGTGTCCTGCATTAACACCCTCAACCTTACGAGTGAGTGTTGCAATGTTGAATGCCCACTGTGATTCAAGATCATTCTTTTCTAGTAGGGTATCAACGTCTATGTCATCCCATTGGATGTTAAGATCTGGGGTGAAGTCATCTGCATAACGTTCAAGGATATCCCGTAGGGGTTCTAGGCTGCCCTTCGTACCGTTCACGTAGTCGAAGCCAAGGTTGGCGATATCCTCACCAACAACCTGTTGGAACAACTTAGACAGCACCTCTTGTGCTATGTCACTGCCAAGTGGTGATTCCTTTTTGATTTGATTGAACAGAGAACTGTATGCGTTCTTCTGTGCAGTTGTAAGTGTAGCATTGTCTGACATGAACAGTGCTTCAATCTCGTTTACTGTTACAGTACGTTCATAACGATCCATAGCTTTGTCGATAGCTTGTTTGATCTTGCGTAAGTCTTTACTGAATAGTCGATCAGGACATTTAGCACCACGATGGTTATCGTAGAACTCTTTGTCCATCAGACTACGTACAAGGGATAGTTCCATTAAGTCTCTCCTAGAGTGTGTAAGTTCTGAATGTCGGTAGGGTTATAGTATTTCAAGTCATCTGTCAAACGTAATACCTTTACGTTGTCTACGTGACTGCGTAATTCTTTGGCGAATTGCAATGTCTTGGGTAGTGCATCGGGGTCAAGTGCAATTATTACCGTTGAGAACTGTGAAAGATACTGCTTATGTGCCTCTGAAAGTGAAGTGCCCAACACTGCTACCCCGACATACACTCCACCCTCTGAGCATCCTGCTACATTAGTCGCACCCACAATGGCAGCACTAACACAGTCCTCAACGACTACCCCTGTTTTACCATAGCCGTATGCATAGGGCAAGGGATTTTTACCATATCTTTTCCACTTAGGTATTTTTTTTCCTAGTGCTCTGCCTGTCGCATCTACCATGATGTTGTTATGTACCACAGGAAATACTACACGGTGTTCACGTACATCATACAGTAAACCTAGCTCTTGGGCATCAATCTCCCACGTGTCACAGAAATCTTGCACCGCATCATAATCACGTACAATCCACTCCGGTTTGTGGAATGGCACTGCTTCTGTTTCTGCTGCGGCGAAGCCTAGTGACTTGCGTATGTCATCACTCGTAAGTTGTGTGCGAGTACCACCAGACACACTGCACTCTGCCTTGTAACAATTCCACACAAGTTGTCCCATGTTATTAGTACAAGTGAATGTCTTTAGACCATTACATACGGGGCAGTTGGTACGTCTAGTCTCACCACTAGATAGATCCATATCACTTACATGTTCTTTTATACTAATCATAAGATACTCTTTCTGTGTTGCTCGTTACCACTCGATTATATGCTTACGTTTCTCTGTGTCAAGGCACTATTTGCACTTTCGTATGTATTTTTCATGTATGGTTTCACAGATGCAACATGTGTGTGCCCTGTTACCGACATGATTTGTGGTAGTGGTACACCCTTATCAACCATCTGTGTTACACCAGTTCTGCGAATGTCCATCATACGTAATTCATCAGACAGCCCAGCTTCTCGCATTACCTTTCGTCCAACCTTGGACAGTCTCTCCATAGCATACGGATTGTAAGAACCCTCAACAGGCTGTGGGTGTGGGGCAACCCATTGTTGAAAGCCAAAGTCTTTCTTCTGTTGCTCAAGCATGTGGATAAGATTGTCACTGATAGGTAGGTATACTTCAGCCCTACGTTTACTCTGCTGTAAGTAAAGCTTCTTGTTCCTAAAGTCTATGCTATCCCACTGAAGGTTTCGCATGTCCCCTAAACGTTGACACCATTCATATGCCATGTGCACAATCAACCCTGTGTTGCGATAGACAAACTTTGAATAGGCCACATCTAAAAACTTTGTTACCTCTCCGTGTGTCCATATAACTTTACGTTGTGCAACTTGTTTGCGTTTGATCTTTGCAAATGGGTTCTGTTCAACCTGTTCCATCTGTATGGCGTAGTTGAACACCCTGCTACCTGCCGTAGCTACATGATTAGCAAAGCTCACACCACTGGTGACCCACTCTTCATACACTCTCTTTGCAACCTTAGAGGTGACATTCTTGTACTTGTAATGACCGACAGATCTGCTCAGTACATCTAAGCAATACCTGTAATCCTGCTTGGTGGTACTACGTAACATGTTGAAATCATTAGATTGATAGTAGTATTCAATCAGGTCAGTCACTTTGCTGCTAGGTCTGATCACTAGAATTTTTGCCTGTTCCTCACGATATGCATCTATCATTTGATTTAGCTTACGTGACAAGAACCTAACCTCTTTGTGATCATTACCCAGTTCAACCCGTTCCACAACCCCTGCATCTATGAGGGGCTGCGGTGGATTGAAACGGTACGTGATGTCACCTGAAGATGACACCCGTTTTTGTACGTATCGTGGTAAGGTTCTCATGCGGCTTCCAATGTAATGAACCGATCATCAGATACCCACTTGGATACCTCTTGCTCACGTGACCACATGCTGACTGCCTGTGTATCTTTGCCAGTGGACTTTAGGCTGAACCCATTACGTTCATCAGCATACGATGCATAGTTAGTCATAGCACTGTACAATGCGAACTTGTTATTGCCACGGGTTGAAACTTCCTGCATGTATAGACCATACATCTTCTCTGCTTTACGTTTAGACCCAAGCATATCATCCAACAGAGAACGTACATCGACAAACTTTAGGCTAGTGTGTGCCCACACCTGCATCTGTTGTGCCTGTGTGTAGAAGTCAGTACGAGCACGGTTAAGCTCATAGATGAAGCTCTCCATAGAGAAGTTGGCAGTGTTCTTCTTGCGTACCTTATCGTGATCTCCTGTGATCATCCCATTGGTACAGAAGAAATCAATAGCACCAAAGAATACTTGGTTACTACATGATCCATCAATACCATGTAGGCTGATGATACGGTTGCCGATCTCTGTCTGGAATTTATCTGTGCTGATGTCCATCGTCACGTTAGGCAAGGTGATGTCGAGCATAGCCCATGCCCCGCCACGGGCAGATCGAAATGTATACTTGGCATCTTGCATGTCAGCATCACTGAGGGTTTCTGTTGCTGTGTCTACAACTCCCCGAAAGAAGTCTCCATGAGATGCACATGTGAATGATTTACCAACGATGCCAAGAGGTTGGCCTGTTGTTTGGTTGATAACATACTTCTTGTCATGTACACGTGTGTCCTCGAAGTCTACTGCGAAGTCTAAGTACTCTGGAATATCGAATGGCATTTTACTCTCCTTTGGTTGGTGGTGTGGCAACTGTACCATAGTTATATAGTAACTGTCCACCCCTATACTAGTAACGATAGTCTATTTATAAAATATGTGTGACCCAATCTCCACAGTTTTTGTGAATGATTTAGACCAGTATGGGTTCACATACTTGGCATGGTAGTGTGTCGCACCTTTCGTGATGTCGGGGATGTAACCCATCATAACATCATTGGCAACCAACACTGCCCTAGCCCATGCTACAGTGTGGGTAGGGGTATCTGACTTGCCATCACAGTACCATGAGAATTGGCAGTTAGACTTGCCTTTAGTATACCCCTGTTCAACAACAGAACAAACGTCATTGGGCCACTTACTGTCTGCCACCCTGTTGAGTGTGACATTCGCCACCGCCACTTGTCCCCTCAAGTCTTCACTACGGGATTCGTGGTACACATTCAAAGCCATGCACATTAATGCTGCACTAATCATTTGTTATCTTCCTTCTGTGGTTTAGGGATTGGATGACCCGACCAATCATCACACGGGTCATCCTCTTTTCCTTCACTGCGTTCTGAGTGGTGCTGGGTGAATGTACCCATAGTTTGTGTACTCCTTATGTACATACTCAGCACAATCGATAAATTCTATTGTAGAATCCGGGTAATCATGCATAGCCATGTGGATTGCAAACTCAGTTGCTGTATTCCAATTCTCAACTGCTGGGTATGTATCGTCTAGAGATACAACCGATTTTACACCATCAATTTCTAGGGTTACTTCGTAAGCCATTACAGCCATAGTATAGCTCCTAACCTGCAAAGTGGTATAGTTTACGTGGCTTCGTACCGTTACCAAAGAAGTACACAGTACGTCTGCCAAAGTGATAGGCATTGGATGATGCCAGCTTCTGACGTTTGAACCATCCACGTGACATGTTCTTACGTTTACGTATCAAACCTTTTTTACCGAACAGGTTGAAACGAAAGCCCTGTGATCCGTCATCCAATGGTTTTGTTGCTACAATTACAAACATTTTAGTCTCCTTTTTTGAGGGCATTTGCCACTCTTACACATATTTCTTTTTGGCGGCATATGATGACAACCTTTCCGTCATCATCATACACAACCCACTTGTCCTTACGCAGCAGCAATGTCACGCAGTCTATCCTCAACTACAAGCAATTGCATACGCAGCTTACGTTGCTCCACAAGCAATTTGGTTTTGCCTGTTTGCTTGTGTCCGATAACGCCCATCCGTTGGAGCAATTGGTATCTGTAGACTACACGATTGGTTAGCTCATTGGTATCATCCGCCATCTGTTGGATGGTTTTAGACTTCCAATGCATAGCAATGTAGTCATCCAACTGAGCATAGTTGTAGGTGTACTTAGAAGCACGGCTCAGGTGAAATGTGTGCTGTTTGTACAACTCTGGGTTAGTTGCTTTCACTACGGGGCGGGTGATTTGTGTTGAGTTAGTCATGGGGTAGCTCCTTTAAGCTGCTGTTAATTCAAGTGTTAGGTCTAAGCTATGCCAACCTATAGGCATACATACATGAGCATAGCCATTTGTCAAGTCCATAAGTATATCACCTACAGACATACTGTATCGGTCACGGATGTTGGCTGTCTTGATTGTGCCATCACCGTATCCATTGCCTTCATCAAAGATGGCCTCAAATGGTGTACGTTCTCGTGCCTCTACATCGTGCATGATCATGGTGGGCTGATACATATTGTGATGCAAACCGTCATGCACCGCATCCTCTACGGTATCCCTAGTAGGCATACCCAATGCAAAGTAGGCTTTGGCATATACGGATGTCGGCATACTGTTGATGCGATCACTGTCCACATTTGTCTTTTGGTAAATCATATATACTGACATAGTTAGGCTACCTTTTTACTTTTGTAATCTGTCACACCACGTTTCATTTTCATTTTCATTGAACGGGCTTCATCACGATCACGTTTCCAATCATCATTGTATTTAGACTGTCCAACGTTGGACGGTTTTCGTTTAGTCGTTTTGATGAAATTTTTCATCATGTATTGCATCGTACTTCTCCTGTTTGCGGTTACGTTTAGCTTTGCTACCCTTCTTAGGTGGCACTACCTGTGGGGCTTTGCGTTCTTGTAGCATAGCCTTAGCCACAGGATTTACAATCCCCACAGATACTTTTTTAGCCATGTTCAAATCCATATGTTACACACTCTACATGAAACCTAGACACTACATCACCAGTATCCAAGGCACGGTTGGCACGGTTACCAGCAACGTATTCGCACCATGTATTCCACCAGTATTCACTGCCCTCAACTTGGGTCAGTTCAACATACTGCTCAACTTTCTTGCGTACAGTGGCAGGTTTCATGGTGGCAGGTGGAGACTTCACAAGGTTAGGTGAGATACCTAGTCTCTTGATGTTGTGGCTGTCGATACAGGCTACATTGAACCCTAGGCATTGGGCAAGGAAGGCAGCTTTGACCATGCCAAGATTAGGTACTTGCATAAACAGTTGCACAACATCGGCACAAGCTTCCACACTTTCATAGCCTTTGGTGTCGGCAATGTGATACAACTTTCCGTAAAGGTACTCCGCATTGTCTACTAGGTATTCGTAGCCATCAGACTTTTTACCCCATAGGCAATCTGCAGCATAGCCATCACGTTCTACTTTGACCATGCCACCTTTGACAGTGGACAGGCCAGCTTGGATCGTAAGCAATACGAATAAGCCATTGGCTACCAAGGCATCTGGACCACGCCATTTTACGAAGGCTTTGATCTCATTTACATCACGTTGATACATTTTGTATCCTTTCAAAAGTGTCCAACATTGGACGGTTTAAAGTGTTGCCCATTCGGCAGGTGTAATACCTGTCATCAAGAACTCACGTTCTTCTGAAGACAGTTGAGGCATAGCATTTTGAATAAGCTGACCAGCTTTCCAATCGTCATACTGCTGCCTAGTGAATGTCAAAGACATTGTATTTTCTTTGCCAGACATCATAGATGTTTTACTTACATGAACTTCATTGTTTGTCCAGATCATTTGCATTTTAGCATCCTTTAAAAGTGTCCAACATTGGACGGTTTGTTTCAGTGTTAGTATTAAACATATGTTATATAACACTTTCACTAAAGTATCAGTGTTATATAACTATGTAATACTACTTGTCAAGAGGGGCAATGTGATACCCACCAACATCTGGAATGTATATTCCATAGCCATCGGCTTGAATGTATCCAAAGGATGATAGCAACAGATAGGCAAGAGCAACGGAAACGCCAACATAGGCGGCAATGGCAATACGAATTTCAGCATAGGTCATGTTAGATCTTTCCATCCACTATCGTGGATTAATGTGGGAATACGTTTCTTTAACTCTTCCGGAGTTAACGTGTTAGCAATCAAAGTGTCCAACGTTGGACAGTTCAACTCTTGTGCTATTGCACAGAATTGTACCATAGCTTTTTCATTCATTATAATCTCCGATTATACAGTTAACATAGTCAGACAGTCTCAAAGAGACTGCCCAAGATATTAACCTTGCTGACGTTTAGTCAGTTCACCAATCAAGTCTTCAATGATCTCTTCAAGATCCAACTTGTTGATAGCAGCTTGAGCCAATATGGTATTCACCATAACTTTTCTTGTGATTGGTCCAACTGATACAGTCTTATTAGACTGCTCAACAAGCTTTGGCTTGTCGTCAGACTGTCCAACATTGGACGGTTTACCTTCGGTAGTTTCAACAGTTTCGTCTTCTGCTTTAGCAGCTTTCCGCATTGCAGCTTGTAAAGCTGTTAGAGAACTAAAACCTTTCTTGCTGTTAGCAATAAAGTCACGGCATTCAACTTCGTTTTCAACGAACCAAAGAGCTTCAGAACGACGACGACGATCAATTACATTGATACCATACATCGTCAAAGTTTGACGACTAATCTGACCGGAATCCAAAGTGGATTGAGCTTTCAACTCTTGTAAGAGTTTCCCAAGCCTAGTGTCAAAGCCGTTGGCTTTCAGTGTAGTCTTCAGACTGTTAGTCTGGTTCCAGATTGATGCCAAGGCTTTGCCTTCCTTTACGAGAACTGAGATTGTAGTACCTTCGGTAGTTTTTGTTGTTGCTGAATTTGTCATTGTCGAGCTTCCTTTATCTATACTCTGTTTATATGAGAGAACCTATATCTCTCACAAATAGTGAGATATAGTTCTCTTTATAAACTAGTAGAGTATAGTATAAGTTGTCAAGTCGGTTTCTCATGACGTGATCCTCTGCGCCTGTCGTTTCCCGTGTGACTGCAAAAATATATTTCATATATATTTTGAAGTACGTGTGCTAAACTCATGCGAGGCTTCAGTCCATGCTGCATCACCAATTGTGTTGCATAAATGTCATATACTTCGTATATGGTAAATGTCCAACG